AGAACCGGCGATCATCTGCACGAAATTGAGGTTAAGTTTACACGCCTTAGCACTGATTACTCTTGGGATGAGTTGGAGATTCTCCAAAACAAAAACAATGCCAAGAAAATCATTGACCTCTACAAGACGAAGCGAATTGATGCCCTGCACGATCTCGCCAATCTGATTGAGGAGCGTGGATGGAAAACCCCAACAAGCGCAACTGATTTGAAGTACCCGTATGGTATTCCGTATTACATCAACCATATTACTCACGATACGACTACCGAAGGTTTTGTTGGTAAGACCATCACCTATCAGGATGGTACGCCTGGCACGAATTGTGCGGGTATTGATGCTGCTGATGAACCTAAGTGGCGGAACCAAGCGAGATTTTACACGGAGATTAATAATGATTTCCTAAAGACCTGTCGTTTGGCCGCTATGTACATTCGCTTCAAAGCCCCGCTTATTGTCAACGATCCGAGTAACAAGCGTACTGCACAGAAGCGGCATTATGCCGACTATGAGACAGTTGCCAAGTTGATGGATCTGGCAGATGCCAGAGACGACAACCACAAGGGCAAAGATGTGCTTGGCAATCTGACTGTCAAAGACGGTGTGTTGGCAATGATTAACCGCACACCTGTTGTTCCGGTTCCGCAACTGGAAGGTTACACCGATCCTGAGCAGGGTACTGCAACGGCACCCATCTATTATGTTGACTTCAAGTATTTCATTCCTATCGTCCACGATGGTTACTGGATGAAAGAGAAGAAGCCGATGACCTCGACTGGTCAGCATACGACTTACACAGTCTTTATTGATGGCGCCCATCAGAATCTTTGTTCAAAAGTATAAGTCTCGACCAACAAGGGACAGTTCTGTCTAACACTCAGACAGATTGGGATTTTTTATATACACATTCTACGATAAAACACCCATCATATAATATTGGTGATAGAGTTGCATTACCTGATAGTCGTGTATTTAGGTATGCTAAATGTGGATATACAGCTATTGATTCTAACCAGTTTGGCGTTAAAAATGCTGCTTGTTTGGTAGCTTGTAAAACAGCAGGTGGCAATAATAATGCTGTAACACTTCCATCAGTGAGTGCTGGTGCAAAGAAGTTAACAGTTACATTCACTGCTGGCACTCTTGGTGATTCCACAAGTCGCACTCCTGCGGAAAGAACTGGTGTTGTTGCTGAAGATGAACTTCGTGGCGGATATATTTCTTTTTATACTGGAAATTATCGACAGCAAAGAGGGATTATTGGTAATAGTGCTGTTACTATTACTGATGAAAGTATGGTTATATATCTTGATGCAAGTTTAGACCATGTTTTAACATTTGGTACTTCAACTTGTGAAATTCTTGCCAATCCTTATGCGTGCGTGGCTAAGAGTAATAGTTTGCATAATTCAGTTATGGGTATGCCTAATGTTACGGCGGCACTTAATGAATACCTTTGGCTTCAAACTTGGGGGCCGTTGCGAATTAGTGGAACTGGAAATTATGGTACAGGCCTTAGAAGACGACAGTATGTGTTTGATACCCAAGGTGCAGTTGTACCAATTAATACTGGTATTACTGGTGACGCTGCGGCTGACACTGATTATAATTATCAAATGGCTGGTTTCATTATTGAGACAACTTATGAACTTGCTGGCTGTGCTGCACCATTTATCAATTTGCAGATTAATCCGTAACAGATGTAACAGAAGTAACAAGTAGTTCTTTACTGGGGTGGCGCTCCGGCGTGGGGCGTCACTTCAGTTTTATTAATCCCTACGCAGGAGGAAATGATATGATGACATTGGAACAGGCAAAAAATAATATAGACGCTTTGATTGCTAATTCAAGAATGACACGGCAAGAGCATGTGACATTACAACAGAGTCTTGGATTGTTATTCGATGGTGCCAAAGAGAAGCAAGAGGATAAGAAAGATGTCGAACCCGCTGGAAAAACTGAATAAAGCAAACGATACTTACCATGAGGCTGTGGATGATATTCTTAAAGACGATATTCCAGTGGCAGCTAAAACAGATTTTGCCGCTGCTGAAAAGATCGTCTTTGAGTGGATGATTAAAGCCAGAAAAGCAGTGGAGGAACACTATGAGTGAACAAACTTCTGCCTATATACTTGAAGATCTACTGCTTAGAACTGCTCTTGCTGCTGATATGGCTTATTATGGCAGTGCGGGTTCAAGTAAAGCGTGCATTCCTGTTGATTCACACAACTTCGATTCGTGTCTGCGCTGTGTCAATGACGGCATCAAGATGTTCATAGCTCATGCCCCGCCGAATGGCTGGCAATGGCGTAACCGGATGGCAAGTATTACGCTCGCTACAGTCCAGACGGAAGGTACAGTTGAGGATGGTGATGCCACGACTTTAGTTGATGCTACATTATCCAGCATTTATACTACCGATGCTTCATTGCCTGCTACTTATTATATTTACGACCAAACCAAAGAAATCTATGCTCAAGTTGCAAGTTATGAAGCGGCCAGTGGTACGGTGACAGTAACAGCGTGGTTGAATTATGATGAAACAACCAGCAGCAGCGTTCCGGTGGTGGGTGACAGCTTTTCGATTACAAACCTAAAAACAGTTGCCGGTGATAAGGCCAGATATTATCTGCCCGATACGTTTATGGGTGAATATACCGGCAGGATTACCTATGGCAAAGATTCCAATGCAGGTCATGTTATTTCATGGACACATGAAGGTGATGTGCGATTCCAGCGTGAAAGTTCAGTTAGTACAGGCAATCCGACTATAGCTGCTGTACGTCCGTCCCCCGTTAGAAGAAGGTGGGAGTTGATTGTAGATCCGTCACCAACAGAGGCCAAAACGGTGACATTCCCATATCGAATTGGGTTTAATGATTTACAGGGTATTGTTGAAATTACTACTGCTTCCGGTGATGATAGTGTGACACTCGGCGGAATAGCTAATCAGTATTCTACCGATTATTTTAAGGGCTGGTATGTTTATTGTGTAGCCGGAGTGGGCATTGGCAGTTATGCTAAAGTGACAGGTTATACGGCTGCAAGTGGTAAATTTGACGTGGTTGATTGGCTAACGGTAAATGGTGTTGCTGGTGGGGTCAACCCTCATGCTACAGAAGCTTATATGTTTGTTACCGATGGTTATAGACATCCAGCCGGGGCACAGTTTGATGAGGCAGTGTTAGCCGCTTGCAAGGCACAGGCAGAAATGGATTTTGAGGATGCTGCTGCCGGGTCTATGGATAAGTTTTTGAAATTTGATTTACCAAATGCTCATAAGATTGACGGGCGAAGTGGCCCGAAATCAGTGGGTAGAATGAAGTCTGGGTCGCGTGCAGTACACCACTGGCGTCAGTGGGATAATGTAACGCACGTTGATGATTAACAATTTGGCCCGGGGTGGTTCTCGCCCCGGAGGTCAAGGAAAAGGAGAAGAAAATGAATAGTGGAAATGCAGGTTACAAACTCGCTGATATGCGGGACAACGAACATTTGTTTGCTTTGGCTGATGGTACGGCTGATGGCTACAACCATAAGATTTGGGCCGATTGTCCTTTGCTTGCGTTGAAGTGTGGAGCTAAAGAAGGCTTCGTTTACGAGGATGACTTTCTTGGGCCGTTTGATCCTACCACCGATTGTGGCTGGACGGTTACGCAGGAAAATTCCGGTGCTATTAATGAGTGTGAAGATGAACAGGGTGGAGTTATTGAATTTGATTCCGTTGGTAATGCTAATGCCGATGACGGTATTAATGCGCAGTTGAAGAATTGTATGTTTAGACCTGCCGCTGGCCGCAAGATCTGGGGTGAGTTTCGGGTTAAGATGAACGATGCCACCGATCAATATTTTATTGGTTTATCTGGTGTTTGCACGACTATAATTGATGCCGGTGCAATAGATGACACCGTTGATAAGTGTGGATTTTACCATGAAGCTGCCAGTACAGATAACTATATTAGTGCTATTTGTTCAAGAACCACATCGGAGGAAAAGAATACTGATGTCGGTGCCAACGCGGATGCAACTTGGGTTATGCTCGGTTTCGTAATTGATGGTTTGGATAGAATAGACTTCTATCGTAATGGTGTGTTGGTTGCACATTGCACCGATGCTGATGATATTCCTAATGCCGTGATGTGTCTGAGTGCCGTTGCTCAAATCGAGGGTGATGATGCTGATGCTGAAATGAGTGTTGACATGGTTCGCATTGCACAGGAAGGTGGAAGGAATTAATAGTTTATACGACCGCCACTGCTTACGGGAGGGATAAGCAAGCGGTATCGGGGGCAGTTTAATAAGCTGCCCCTGTTATATTGTGGAACACTAACTTGGTTAGTGTGTCATATAGGAGAGGAAATGGAACTCAATTTTCCTAAACGTGGTAAGTGTGTCGGCCTTCCGGCCAGCAAACAGCCGCTTGATACGTCTCAAGACTTGAATAATGTTCGTCCGTATTGGGATGGGCGATTGTGTGGTGGACAACGACCGGGGATGGGTAAGGTTTATACACAACGGATTGCAAGTGCAGCTATACCCGTTGTCGCTATGTGTTCAGTAACAACAGTGGAAGTGACATAATGGCTATTGAAAGACAATCACATACAACTAACACAACTACAGCCGGTTATGCTTTGTATGATGATAACTGGAAGGGGCAGACCTTTTTAACTGTTGCTGCATATACAATTGATTCAGTTAAAATAAAAATGTACCGCAAAAATGATCCGGGCATAGTGACTGTTGGTATTTATGAGGTTGACATCAATCTTAGGCCAACAGGTGTAGCATTGACAACTGCTACAATGACAGGTACGGACATAACAGATGACACAGATGGAGCGGTTTATGAGTTTGATTTAACAAATTATGCACTAACGGCGGCTACAACTTATGCAATTGTTATTAGCTGTACAGGTGGCAATGTCTTAAACGCCATTTTTCCGTTTTATTCAATTGATGAAGGTTATACAGACGGGAAAATGGTTACAAGTAATAATGGCGGTGTGGCTTGGTCTGACGGCACTGCCGATTTTGATTTTTATTTTACTACTTATTCTCCCGGTTTAGTGACACCTGACAGTAAAGTTACCAAACAATTAGTTGCCGCTTCGTTGAGCGAAATATGGTATGAATCCGCTGCTGGAACGATGACTCAATTGGCCGATTCAGTAGGTAATATTAATGCTGAAGCATACGCCCTGAGTATGTTTGAGGCTTATGGTAAGGTGTTTGTTTGTAACGGCACGGTTAAAAAAGTCATTGATTTTACTAACTATAAAATTCAAACTGATGATATTAAAGACACGGTTGCAGGAGCAACATCATATCCGATGCACGGCACTAAGATAACGGGTGCCGGTGGTGCTGGAATGATTGTTGATTATATTACAGCTATAGATGATGCTGCTTATATATATGGTAAGAAAACCAATACGACCGCTTTTGTAGCTGGTGAATTGGTTAGTGGAACCAATAGTGACGACACTACTGTTAAATTTGATATTAAGGCAGGGACAACTGAAACTGCTCCGACTATACCACATTTCTATGACTGGACTGTTTATGGTAACAGTTCTATTTATGGCGTAATGCCAGATAAAGCTACTGCTGGTTGTAATTGGCGTGGTCGCGCGCTTATATCGGGTGATGAAGATTATTCGCATCAATGGTACATGCCGAGGCAAGCTAATCCTTGGGATTGGCATTGGGTTGCTAATGATGCAGGCGCACCGATACGCGGCGGAAATTCAGAACAAGCCGGTGAAGTCGGTGATGATGTTATAACAATTATTCCATATAATAAAGATTATTTGATTGTTGGCTGTGCCAATTCTTTGTGGAATTTTGCAGGTGATCCGGCAGAAGGTGGGAGTTTATTACAGTTTGACGACACAGCGGGAATACTTGGTGCTGATGCTTGGTGTAAAGATAAAGAAGGTAACTTAATTATCGTTGCAACTACAGGCATATTAATAATTCCCAAAGGGTTTGGCGGTGCTAAAAATTTAACCGAAGAAAGTTATCCCGATTTTATTAAAGACTTGGCTTATACCCCGGGGACGCACAAATTAACAGTGGCTTATGATCGTCAGCGACACGGTATAAATATATTTAAGACAACTCTTGCAACCGGAGCAAATTCTTGTTGGTGGTATGATCTGAAAACAGGTGGGTTGTTTCCTGAGTCATATAACGCAGAACATGGTGTATTTAGTGCGTTTTATTATGAAGCGTCTAACCCAGATTATAAAAAGTTATTGCTTGGATGTAATAATGGTTATGTTTATGCACACGATGACGATGCTAAAAGTGATGCTCTTGCTGATGATTCAAATTCTGCTATTGATAGTTATGTGACATTCGGCCCGATTCCTTTAGATAAGGAAAACAACGAAGGTGTGATTAATTCATTGGTTGGAGTAACAACAGGTGGGTTGTCTGGTGATACACTTACCGATTCTAATAACGTAACATATAAAATGTGGGTTGGCAGGTCAGCCGATGAAGTAGTTGGCAAACTAAAAGCTAACACAAGTCCAAATGTGTCTGGTACGATAACTGCGCCCGGGCGCGGTCGAGGCGCATATCATCGCAAAAAAGTGCGAGGGGTGTTTGCAGGGATTAGAATAGGTAACAGCACGGCAGCACAGACATGGGGACTTGAGCGATTACTTATAAGCGGTAAGAAAGGTGGAAAGAGTAAATAATGGGATTAACAGCAAAACAACGAAGGGTGTTTGATAAATCACAATCAATTCAAAAAAGTCATAAAGAAGCCGTTAAATTGCATGAGAGTAATGTTGCAAAACAAAAGCAAACTAAGGCTAAGAAGGCTGAAGAAGGTTTAATTAAAAAAACCAAACGCCGACTAAGAGAATTATATTATGGTGATAAAACTTATTTGCCCAAAAAGAAAAAGGGGAAAAAATAATGGCAATTAGCTTGAGTAATTTATTGCAGCGATTTATGCAGGAGCGACAGCAACAGTATGGACAGGGATTAAGTTCTTTGCAAAGTGTCGCTAATTTGTTTGGGCCGGGGGCTATGGCCGGGGATGAAGCCGCTGCTGGTGCTGCTATTGAACAAAGTGCCGCAAGTCGGGGGCTGAGTGGCACAACTTTGCCCGTTGCGCAATCAGTTGGAATGAAACAGCAATCGGAGGGTATTAGAAAGTCTCGTTTAGCCGACGCTATAACTAATTTAACGAGTTTTATTCAGGGCAACATGCCGACAACTAACACACTCAGTGGTCTTGCTTCTCAAAGTGCAAGTTTAAGTCAGCGACAGGCAGAAACAGCGCCCGGGGCACAATGGGCTATGGGTGTTTCTCCTGCCGCTATGTCACACCAACAGGGCGTTGCTGGTGCGTTAAGTGGTGGCCGAAGGGGTTATCGTTCTGGTGGAACAAGTTCAGGAATAACTCGTTGGAGATAAAATGTATTTGCCTTTTATTGACGCCAATGATCCTGAATCTATTGCCAGAGCGTTTCAAAAGCTGAATACTGGTATTGGTTCAAACGCAAAACCGACATTTGCCGGACTTACTTTGCTGGTAGTATTACGATAGCAGGTGAGGATGCTACGGATGCAAATAAGGGCATAGCCTCGTTTGACAACACCGATTTTACTGTTACTACTGGCAATGTAGTAATTAATGATGCAGGTATTGATCATAACGCCACAACTAATTACGTTGCCGATGAACACGTTGCTCATAGTGGTATTTCTATAATAGCAGGAACAGGATTAAGTGGTGGTGGCACAATTGATGGTAATGTTACTGTTGATTGTGATATAACACAATATACAGATGAGCTTGCACAAGATGCTATTGGTACAATATTGGATGATGGGACAGTTGGTGGCATAGTTTTTACCTATGATGATGATACTCCTAAGATTTCTGCAACGGTTCAGGCGGGAGAAGTTGATCACAACTCGTTACAAAACTACGATGCAAACAGACACATTGACCATACGGCAGTGACACTCACTGCTGGCACTGGATTAACGGGTGGTGGTGACATATCGGCAAATAGAACTTTTGCTGTGGATGGTGTGCTGGAAGATTTAGACACTCTTGGTGCATGTGCAGCAGACAGTGAGTTTCTGGTTGGTACGGGCGCGGGGGCACTTGCTTGGGAGTCAGGTGCAACGGTTAGAACGTCACTGGGTCTGGGTACAGGGGATAGTCCACAGTTTACAGCTATTGAATTAGGTCATGCTTCTGATACTACTATTGCACGTTCTGGTGCTGGTACTGTCACCATAGAAGGTGTGGAGATTATGATGGTGGGTGGTGCCCCTACTGCACATCTGCATGATGGCGATACACTACAGAATGACGGTATAAACAGTGACGCTGGTGGTGGATTTAGTTTCACTACAGCAGCATTGGTTACGTTCAATAATTCAATATTGCTCGATACTGGTGCTGATATAACAGTATCAGGCCATATTTTATTTAATACTGATAATTCATATATTGGTTTTACTGATGGGAGTCTCACATTTAATGACACCAACCACACTATATTAGTGGCTGGTACGTTCTTACTGCCCGATAGTGGTTATATTGGTTGTGCTTCAGACACTACAGCATTACAGATTCTACCTGCTGGTGACGTTGTTCTAACTGATAGTCTTTATACGAATAAGGGCTTGTATATATTAGAACGAGATGCCACTGTTGGGGCTGCCGCAACATGGGGACATATATGGGTTAAGAATGACGCTCCCAATACATTGTGGTTTACCGATGATGAAGGCAATGACATCCAATTAGGTACTGGTATTGCTGCTCATGCAATGTTAGATGGCAGTGTCCATACAGATAGCGTTGCTGATGACGTGTCAAGAGGCTCTATCATATATGGTAATGCAACTCCTAAGTGGGACGAGCTTGTTAAGGGTGCTGCTGATACTTTCTTAGGTTCTGATGGTACTGATATATCATATAGAACGGCAGCACAAGTAATGGCGTCACTTTCAGGAGAGGCAGGAGCGGCGTTTTCCATTAATTCACAGAGTATTACCGATGTTGGTAGTATTGTTGTTAATGATGACGGCACTATCGGTGTGACAGACGGCACGCCGGGCATTACTTTTGATGATACTGATGGCCAAGTAGAAATTAGCGGCGATCTTGTATCACCGGGCGGTAATATTCATGCTGGTGTTGACGGCACTACAAGGGGATTTTTTCGTGCTTATGGCCCGGCTGGTTCGGACTATGGCGGTTCATTTATAAGTTATGTTTCCGCTGGTGAAGATGACACTATAGATTCTTATATGTTTACCGCCTACCAAGATGACTGTCATGTATGTTATGCACAGGGTGTGGGAGCAATTATAACAGTTGTTGGGCCGACTTGTAATGTACACTTATCCACTAATTTAGTTTTGCCCGATGCAGGCACAATAGGTTCCGAATCTGATGCGGATATAATGACGTTAGCTGCTGACGGCACTTGTACTTTCAGCGTATTTCCTGTAACTCCGTCTGCTGAACCAGATGCAGACTATGAAGTAGCTAATAAGAAATATGTTGACGATCACGGTGGTGGTGGAACAGATGTAAAGGTGGCTATAGATGCTGTTGCAACCGCTGGTTATCTTGGAGCAGCCAACAATGACGGTGTATTACAATGTGCCGACCCATTAATTTGGAATGATAACGGTGACTTTGTACAATTAACCTTATCTTATGGTTCTACGCTTGCAAAGACAGGCAGTGCTTTAGGCTGCGATGTAGGCATCACAGATGATAAAATTTTGCAAGTTGACGATGCTGATGCAGCAGATGATGATTATGCTAAGTTCACGGCAAACGGGATAGAGGGTAGGAGTTATTCAGAAGTGCTGGGGGATTTATCGGGACAAGCTGATGCTGCATTTGATCTAAATGGACAGGACTTAACAAATGGAGGTGTGATATTTTTAACCGAACAAGCTGCCGCTGAAGCAGATGTAGAAGCTAAAGGACAAATCTGGGTAAAAACAGCAACACCAAATGAATTGTGGTTTCAAGATGACGCTGGAACAGACCATCAATTAGGTGTTGGCGGTTATACAACGATGTTTAAGGCTTGGCGGACAAGCGGACAAACTATCTCAAAATCTACTTGGGAAAAAGTGGAACTCAATACTGAAGTTTATGATGTTGATGGTGATTTTGATGCTTCTACTAACTATAGATTCGTTGCCCCTGCTGATGGTTATTATAACTTTATTGCTTGTATGGGTATATACAATATGGGTGATGGAGTTCGAGTAATTGTAAGGCTTTATAAGAATGGAATCGGCGGAACAGTTCTTGGAGCAAGTGAACTTATATATGGTGACGGGACAGGAAGTTCTTTAACTACTTTTCTGGCAGCAGACGCCTATTTAGAAACTGATGATTATGTAGAACTCTGGGTCACACATGATGATAGTTCAGATAGAAATACGAGTACATATGGCAGTTGTGTGATGAGTGGGCATAGAATTGGTTAAATGATTCATAATATGGGGGTATGAGTTCAACAACGCAACGATCAGATCGCACATTTACTTAGGAGAATATAATGCTTACCGGATTTAATGAACAAATAGTTAATCCTATTCCTCAAATAACAAATGAAACTATTGCGCAAGAAATGCAACAGATAGGGTTTCAACCAACGCAACAGGAACAGCAACAACCTAATCTAACAAAAGTGTTGCAACAGCAAGAGGATCAAGCTGAACAGCAATTAATGACAGCATATAGAGATACCCACGGGCAAGTGACAAGAGACACACAATATAAACTGCAAACTTTGACAAAAGAATATGATATAAAAAAACAATCGCTCGAAACAAAGTACGGTAGGCACAACATCCATGTTGATCCTGAAACAAAGAAAAAATATGAGAATGAACTACTCAACTTAAACACTCAACACGCTCTTTCAATGCAGCGAATCACGGATAAAATCCAACCCGATCTGGATGAACTTGAAATGCAGAGAAAGCAGAATCTTGCTCAGATACAGGCTGGATTCGCTGAGAAACAGATACGTTTGAGAACAATCCAAGATATGGTGGATAAAGGGATCGTTCAAAATCCTACTGTTGCACTACAAGAACAGTATCAAACGCTTGGTATCAGTATGCCGTTAAGCGAGTTTCAAAGTCAGGAGAAAACACCGAAGCAACAGTTGAGTGATGTACAAACAGTGCTTCGGATGTTAAAAAGCGAAATCCCTAAAAAAACTACTGTTGTTAACGGTGAATTGGTTATGGCCGGTCAAGCCCCACCTGAACTTCTTCAACAAATTAATAACTTGGAAGAAATACAAAAACAATTAATTCCGCAGGTTTATCCACAATATTTTGGGGCAGCACAAAATATCGGCAAATTAAGTGGTCCGGTTACACGTGCTTTAGTGGGTGACGGACAACACGGTGGGACAATAGCTGGCAGAGTAACAGTGGCTAAGAATAAAAATAAGGCACCGCAACCAACAGCAAGAGAGAGATTGCAGCAATTAAAATCACAAGGTATGAGTAGAGAAGAAGCGATTTTTTGGATGAGATCAAATGGATATTAATAAATTAGCAGATGAAGTTTATTCTGATGATTTAGATAAATTAGCGGATGAGGTCTATACTGAATCTAAAGAAAGTCTGTTCAAAAAGGCGAGAAAATACGCACCGATGATAGCTTCTGGTCCTGTTGGTGTTACGAATTTATTGGCTGTTCAAGCCGCTAAAAAGAGTATGAGAAAACATGAAGTAGAAGTTGAAGGACAAACCCCAAGAGGTCGTATCGCTGAAACTGGTGCTGCTTTGTCGAAGGGTTTTTTGAACTTAGCTGAAGCTGGTGTTGGTGGAATACAAAAATGGACACCTGCTTCCCCCGGAACTCCCTATTATCCTATAGCACTTGCACGCCAAGTTGGGCGTGTGTGGGGTAGTGACAAACCTGATAAAATGCTGGAAGATGTAAAACAAAAAATTGGATCAGCAAGAGAAAGGCTGCCCCGCACCAGAGAAGGTCTGGGTGGTTGGGCTATGAATGTTATTGGTGAAGGCGCACCATACTTGATGGCTACTTTGGCAACAGGTGGTGCAGCGGGTTGGAAAGGTTCTGCGGCTATCGGTTTTCAGATGGGCGGTGAACAAGCATATAAAGAAGCTAAAGCTGCCGGGGCGTCTGAAGTGGTTGCTATGCGAGATTATACTCTTAACGGTTTGACCGAGGCAGCGTTAGAGGCGTGGGGCGTTAGTAAACTTCTTCAATTCAAATCGGCTGGCAAGGGCGCAATGAAGTCACTTGTTAAAAATGTGAGTAAAGGATTGTGGAAAAAAGCAGGACGCGACTTAGCAAACATCACCGGCAAGATGCTTAAAAGTGCAGTTGTAGAAGGTCTTGAGGAAGCAAGCCAGAGTGCCGCTGGGTTTGCAGTGGCAGCTTTGCCGGGCGGTAAGAAGTTACCAAGAAAAGCAGATGGTTCGATTGATTGGTGGGCGATCATATCACAAATTGGTGAAGAAGCGGCAGGTGGGGCATTACTTGGGGCTATTGTGCCACACGGTGGGAGTGCTATTGAGATCGGTGGGCAGCGTGCTATGGATGTTACGCCGAAACGATTGCAGCGAACCATCGACATGGTTAAGAACAGCAATTTGAATGAAGTGCAGAAGGCAAGGATGTTGAGGGAAGTACACGCAATAGGGGAAAAGAAAGGTCAAGTTTACACTGAGGCCAAGCCAGCGGTAGAGGGGAAAAAGCGAAAAGTTTATTATCATGGTTCTACGCAAAAAATTAAACAATTTGAAGGTGCAGAGTATTTTACTGATGCTGTCTCTGAGGCTTCTACTTATGCGGAAATGGCAGCTTTACGAAAAGCTGTTGACAAAAATGATGAACTAAATGAAATAGTTGGAGATATATTAGCCGAAGAAGGTGGCGAAGATATTACTGATTTAAGCGTTCAAACTATACACGATATTGTTGAGGCTAACAATATTAATGTTGGCAAAAAATTAGGTAAAGGTGCAGTTACAGAAGTAAATTTAGATTTTAAGAATCCTGCTGATTTAACAAAATATGGTTCAGAGATAGGTAGTGAAAATTATGTTGGTGAAACATGGAATGAATTATACGAGGATGGATTACTGGATGAAGGGCCATTTGAAAGTTTTGATGAGGAAGTACAAGATGAATTAAAAAGAGAATATGCAGATAAAGCAATCTATAAATTATTTGAAAAAGAAAATGTATTCAAAAAAGCATTTGATAAAGGTCACGATGCTATTATATTTACAGACCAAGGATTAAGTGGAAAAACAAAACATACTTCTTATTTAGTTAAAGACAAATCGCAAATCCAACCTACCGCTCAAAACAACCCCGATATATCTCCTAAGTCGTTAGAAACTGTGGACAAGTTAGCTGATAATCTTGCAAGGCTGGAACCAAGACGGGGTGAACTTGGAAAGGAAATGAAAAAACGCAAAGCTGCACAGGCCATTAGACAAGCTGAAGCGTTACAAAAAGCCATAGAAGAAGGGGCAGATCCGGTTGTTGCTGCTAAAATAAGTCAGAAAGCCGGGGAAGGTATGCTCAAGTCTCTGGTGCCGGAAGTGCGGGAGGGCATGGCCCGGGAAGATCAAGTTACACTGCAAAGAATAATCAATGAAGATCAACGGATTGAGCAGTTTGAAAGAGGTAAACTAAATAATGTAATGAAAGCTATTTTTGATGACCGAGTCCAACCAAGTAGGAGTGAGGTAAAGGCGTTTGACCGATTCTTCGGGACAAACGTTTTTCAAATGGGTAAACGTTATGCTCCGATGTGGCAAAAAGCACTTCGGTTTGCGTGGGATGCTGCAACCAAAGTTCCAAGGGCGTATCTTTGTTCGGTTGATAACTCGTTTGCAGGTGTACAGGCAGGTATCTTCGGTGGAACAAAGCATCCTAAGGTGTTTGCTCGTGATGTAGCACAAGGTTTGAAGATGCTGGCAAGTGCCGATTACGCCAAACTTACCGAGATTGAAATAAAGACTAATCCATTATATGAACAAGCACTTCATGACGGGTTGCCAATTGAAGGTAAAGAAGAATATTTTGAGTCCGATCTGGCAGAAAAAATTCCCTTGATCGGTTTTATCCCAAGAGTTTCAAACAGGGCGTTTTCTAACGGACTGCATAAACTTAGGCTCGATTATTATAAACTTGATATGGACGCCAACCAAGAAGCTGCACAGAACGGGAGTTGGCGAAAACAAATTGCCGATCATATTGGTAACATAACAGGCAGTGGAAAAATGCCGGGCAGAGATACAAGGATAGGTAAATTTATAAGTGAAGGAGCAAGTGCGGTATTGTGGGCGCATAAGTTATATGTCGGCACAACTAAAACATGGACTGACATAATCACTAAACCAGCTATACGTAAAACGGTTGCCGCTGATTTAATCAAACCTATTGGTGTTGGTATTGCAATATTGGCATTAGTAAAAGCAATGTTTCCGGACAAAGTTGAAGTTGAACTTGATCCAACATCGTCTGATTTTGCAAGAATCAAGCACGGCAATACACGGATTAACTTTTTTGGCCAACATCAACAAATGGCTCGATTGGTAGCACAATTAGCGTTAGGCAAAACCAAGTCAACAGCTACAGGTCGATTCACCAAAGTTCAAAGACATAAAATTATTCTTCGGTATCTGCGATTTAAGCTCAATCCTGCAACGGCAGTTCCGGTTGATGTGGCTACAGGAACAACGGCCTTGGGTGAACGGATGCGATATGAACCTGAATTTATGGCTGGTTATACAGCAGAGCATGTAACACCACTGTTTTTACAGGACATGGTTGATGCAGTTCGTTATCAAGGGTGGAATACGGCAATGGCAATAGCCCCTGCTGCTTTTCATGGTATTGCAACACAAACTTACGAGAAAAATGCAAGAGCAGAATTGGCAGATTTGAGGAACCATTATGCTCACGAGATATTTGGCGTAGATTGGGATCAACTCGGGCCGGATTATCAGAAGGTTATTGCTGAAGCCAGACCGATCTTAGATGAATACAAACGCAAAGCAGCGATTGAGGCGGAAGATTTTAACTATCAAAGCCGGATGCAAGAGGAACAAAGACAGATGGGCCGGGCTATTCGCAAAGCCCTGCCAAAAAAAGTGCAGCATGTTTTTGAGGATTTGGGTATTAGTACATCTATCGGTAGGCGGATTTCATCTAATTGGTATCTGGACGAAAAACGATATAAAGAATATCAAAAAGGCGTTACAGAACTATTGAAAAACAACATACCAAAGATCATCAATCAGCCGAAGTGGGGTACATTGGATAAGGCCGTGCAATATGAATATTTGCAAGGTGTAGTTAAAGCGGCCAAAGATTATGTGCGGGGTGAAATTGTGGCTAAAGCAAACTTTGAAGATTATCAAAGAACACAGATAGGGGAGTTGCCAGAATGACCGATGAAGAAAGAGACAGGCTTATCATAGAGTCACATCAGGACATTAAGTGGATAAAGGACTACATACGCAATCTTGATAAGTTCAAGTTAATGGTCTGGGGGGCGTTGTTTGTTGCTTTGTTGGGGTGTGTTCTTTAGTGTTCAATCCTCATGTCCATTATATTTCATAATCACGTCACCAGCCTCTTTAGGTATCGGCGCAGTATCACCCATTGTAAATATAATACTATCAGCGGGTGGATAAGTAGTTTTCCGTGAATCATTATACCACCTAATAGCATTTTTAATCCGCTCAATCGGAACCCACCGATATCTTACCTGCTGGCTGAATCAGGACAAATTGCCCCTGTTTTGCCCACAGTCTTATGTGATATGGACTAACTGTTGCTCCAGTCTGTTTGTATATGTATCGGGCAACTTTATTGAGCCTGATTAGATCGGGGATCATTTTAATTTTATAGTTGCGGTTGTTTTTGATTCGACCAACACTAACTCCCCGCCTTCTGTCCAACTTTTTCCTCGGCGTGGGCAAAAATAATAATCCGGTTTCCGGGCAGTATCAAAATTGTTATCAAGTGGTCTTATTTTTTCTGCATCTAATGGACTATCAACGCGCGAAGGAATGCTGCAAGTATTACTTCTGTATAAATGTAAAAATGTGTTGTCTGGAAAGCGAACTACAAAATATTTATCTTTTTTGATATATTCCATCTTTCATCCTCCGATACGTTTCAGGGTTGTCACCCTGATGTAATCTGTCACTGCCACCCTGCCAGTTAGACCAAGGGACATCTTTGATTCTGAACCAATAAGGATCCCCTGTTACCTCTTTGAACCCAACACCGATGATGTAAGTCTTTTTCCAACAAGAGGTTACAGACACTATGAATCCGGGGGTGTCGGCATAAGGAAGTGGGTCGAACCATCCATATGATTCGACCTTCCCTCTGCATACTGCGTTCTGCAATATCCTGTCGGCGATATTATCAACAAGGTATTGGATTAGGTGTTCACGAGTGAACATTTATTTAATCATCCCCAGCTTCTTGGCAGCTTCGACTTCCTGTTTGGTGAGTTCACGCTTGATTGTAAGGCCACATTCTTT